ACTGCAATTGTTACTGGAGTTGTATTATTGATTACGAACTGGGAAAAGTTAACGAGTCTATTTGAAGGATTTGATAGTAAAGTCAAGAAAATGGGATTGAAGCAATTGCGCGAAGAACAGGATCGGCTTAATGAATCTGTGAAGAATTTAGAAGTGCCTTGGTTTTTAAAAGGAAGCGCAAGTGGGGAGGTATCGCTAAAGAAACATAGTGCAAAATTAAAAGAACAATTAAATGTTATTGAAAAGCAGATAAAAGTCCTGGAGACAAAAGAAAAATTGAATAAGGAAACTAACAAAACTCTTGGGGCTACTTCCAAATTAATTATTGAAGATTTGGAAAATACTAAAAAAGGAATGTTGTTTTCTGAAACAACTTTGCAACTTGATGAAAAGCTTTATCAAGTGACCCTGAAAGACTTGGAAGGAAAAGGGCAAAGTTTGGGGGTTGTCAAAGGATTAACCAAGGAACAGTCCGAACAATTGGTAGGGGCGAGGCAAATTGCCAGGGTTCAACTTGCACAAGAAAAATCCTTGAAGATTGCAAAGAATCTAACAACTGAACAAAAAATAGAACAGGCAAGAATTAAATCTTTAATTGGTGAAGGCATTGCAATGAACATGACCCTTTCAGGTTTCATGATGAAGATTCTAGGTTCATCCAAAAAAGTTGGAAAGGCATGGGATGGAATCTGGAAATTATTTGGTAAAGCATTTGATTCCTTAACTGCAGGATGGTTGGATTCTACAGACAATGCAGAAGCATACAAGAAAAGGATGTTGGAAATTAATAATTTAATTAAAGAGATAAACACCAATATTGATGATGCAGTTGATTCAATTTATAACATAACTTCAGAACAGAAAGCACTTGCACAAATTGAAAAGACATATGGGAAAAGGAAAGCAGATTCCGAAAGGTTGAATGCGACTCAATTATTACATTATGCAGAACAAGAAAGAATTGTTGCTATTTTAGCATACAGAGTCGGAGTTTTGAGAAATGCTACAGCCGCATTTGCATCATCAGTTCAACAATTTTTAGACGCAGTTTCGACAAAGGGATTTACGGATTTGCAGAAACAGTTTTTTTCAATGGTCACAGGTTTCACAAGATCAGTTCTTAAAGATTACACTGCAGTGATATCAGCGGCAGACGCTATTATTGCCAAGGGTGACGCCACTGCAATTAAAGGCCGGGTTGCAGGACTGCAGACCACTGCTCAAACCCTTGGGACTTTCGGGCCCATCACAAGTGCTAATCTTGATAAGCACAAAGAATTATTCAAAACCTTCTGGGAAAATTTTAAATCCTTGGAAATGGATAAAACAGGGGCCGGGAAATGGTTCAGAGAAAGGATGGCGGAATTATCAAAGCTGGGGGGTGAGGCAGGGATTAAAGCACGGCAAAAAGCAATGCTGGAGTTTTCAACAATGCTTTCAACCAGTTTAAAAACAGTGCAAGCCCAAATTACTGCATATAATGAAGCATTAGAGACTAAAACAAAAACCGAAGCATTGATGACAGATGCAACCAAAGGTCTAACTATTATGTTGAAAGACACCATCCTTTCTGAATTTGAAGCAGGAAAATCAATTGAACATCTGAAAATTGATGTAAACGCCCTATCTGGTGAGTTTTTAAAAGCAGGCGTAAGTCTTTCGGATTTATTAGAATATATTAATACACTGACACCAAAACAACACGGCGGCGCAGTCAGCGCGGGCAGACCGTACCTCGTAGGAGAGAAGGGGCCGGAAATGTTTATGCCTTCGCGTTCCGGTTGGATTACACCGAACCATCAACTCGCATCTGGCGGGCATGACGATATTGTTGTGAATATTTACGACGGAACCGGACAACGGATCAGCGAATACGATTCTGCGATCCGCGTGGAGATGAAAGACGTAACCTCGCGCCAGGGAACCTTGCCGCCATTGAATGTCTCATGAGCTTTCAAGTCGATATCGATCTTTCTGTGGCTCCTTTTTATGATGCGACGTACTACGTCGCAGATTCTCCAGGATCATTCACAAGTTCCCAATATTATCATCCTTTTATCACTTCTATTCCGTCGCTTTCAGTTGGAGATTTCGAGCAAGGTTGGCTCCGTCCGTCATATGGAATCTTATCAATTGCTAATCGTCCTCAAGATTCCGACGCTCCATTCTCCGGAGGGAACTTCGAAACCTTAATCGACAAGCCTCAAACGGCAATCCCCATGGTTTTTTACTGGAACGGAGATGAAATTTCTCAAGTAACCGGGGTTTTATCCCAGATGACTGAATCGGAGCTTTCTTTCCAATTAGAAGCTCCGGTCTCATCGTTCAATCTGCTTCGTTTGTATCTTGCCGAGACGACCTCGACCGCGGAATTTTTAACAATTGCAGATAATGGCTCCGGAAAATGCCGTATTACTTTTGATGCTCTTCATCCTTTCAATATAGGAGAAGATATTTTCTTTGTCGGCATGTCGATTGTTGCGTCGGAGCTCGAATCTGATGGAACCTCATCGACCCTTTTTCAAGTCATAGATGTCCCGACGGATTATTCGGTCGATATAGATTTCGATTTTTCAAGTATTACGATCACAAATCCGACTACGGGAAACTATAATTTCACCGGAGGAGAAACAATCACAACGGATACGATTTATTCCCAAAGGATTGATATTGACTCTCCGATGGCAATCGCCGAGGGGGTTACTTGTGAAGTAACAACCACCGGGACTTTGATCGTCGGAGCAATTGAAAACCGACTCCCGGATACAATGGAGATCAGTGTAGGAAATACTTGCACAATTCCGGAAGAATTAATCGTCGGAGTCGGAGGAACTGACGGGATTTATTATGATTCCGGATCGGCTTCGAGCTCGGACTCTCAACTTCCTTTTGCCTTTGGCACAATCGATCTGCGATCTCCTGCAATTAAATTAAATACTGCGAAGACTCAAGTCGGGAATCCTAATCTATTGATCTCATTATCCGGAGGAGCCGCCGGAGTCCAGGACGGCGGACAAGCCGAATCGATTGACACGGTCAACTCTACTGATTTTGAAACCGTCGAAAGGGGAAAATTCCCGACGCTTCAGCTTTCAAGTGGAGCTGTAACCGGAGTCGCTTCCGTCTCCGGGACGACGGGATTCATAGACCGGACGAATGGAGATTCGACCGTCCATGATTTCTTCTCCATGATCGGGAACTCATTAAATTATAATTGTAATTTTGACCTTGCTCCTAACGCGAATACGGAGTTGGCGGAGCTTTCTATTTGGGAAACGCGTCAACAAAGAATGATTGATTTCGCCGATGTTGTCGCAATTGGAATGAATCATAATTTTTATTTAGACGAAGAGACAAACATTCTGCATGTAATCGACCGAGCAAATATCCCAGCATCGGCAACCTCAACGTTTTATGAACAGGATATATTAAATATTTTACTTGAACTCCCTGGCCCGATTGCAGGGATTAGAACTGACCGGAATTATAACCTGGCACTAGGAGCTGGAACGGCGGCGTCTCCTTATCAGCTTTACGCGGTCCAAAGATATGTCCGGATTTCGGTTTTAAATACAGGACTAGACAAAATGATTCGAAGCTTCGCATCATCAATCCAAAAATCAACCCGTATGATGAACAACATTAGAGGTATTCTTGTTCGTCCGAGGATTAAATTGTCGACGGTCGGAATTATTTCATCAATTCTTCCAGGGAATAAGATTCAATTTTATTCCGATACGCTTGGAGTCTCCGGGAATTTCTTTGTCCGTCGGCGGTCCTGGGATTTTGCCGGGGAAATAACGACCTTTGCTGGTGACGCGGTTTTGAATTCGTACACGCAGGAATAATGAAGTTTCTCACGTCAGATACCATTAGCGCGGTTTCCATTACATCCGGCACGGTTCTATCGAGCTGGCCCGTGACGAACGTGCAAACCGACCAACCGCGCCAGCGAACGATTGGTTCCGCGACTTCGATCACGATCCGCGCGACTTTGAGCGGGTCATCAGATACCTTTGCGCTGTGCAACTGGATGGCGGATTCAGGAACCTACGCCGTCGATGGAGGAGGTGCAACCGCGTTTTCTGCGACACAACTCCAGGACGCGTTTGGATTTACACCCTGGGGGCTGAAAACCACCTGGCGGAAAAAACCGTTGTTTATTTCAATTTCCGGAAGCTCGACGCTTGATATTGCATTGACGACATCGACTGACGTTAAAGGATCTCCATTAACTCCAACGACGAATTCGATCGCAAACTGGAGACAAGACTCAGGAGCGACCGGACGGTTTGAAGATTCCTCAAATGCAATCGTCAACATCTCCGAGCATGGACAAGTTTTCCTTGGAGGATTCGTCACGATCGGAGGCTCCGAGTACCAGATTTCTAAGATCATAGGAGACGGGACAACCTCCGGATCAATTACAATTTCGAGCTCGGTCGCATCGGGAGCAGTAACGGCTTTGAAGCTTCCTGTATCAATTGGAATCTTCCGGGTAGGAAATTCGACCACGGTCGCAAATCCGCAAACACTGGACCGGATTTATAACGATTATTCAACAAGACGGTTCGGGCCAAACGGCTCGTATCAGACAAAACTTCGGAACGTTTCCCGCGGTTATTCGGCATCAGCGGTTTATACCCAGTCAGATGCTGATGAAATCGTCGGGATTTCCAACGCCAGACGCGGGCTTCCGGTTCCGGTTGAAATTCTTACGAATATGACGGCTGAACGCGATCTGTTCTGCATTTTTGCGTCGGTGGGATCGCCGGAGGAAAGCTACGCCGCCGAAACCCAAAGTCTCCGAACCATTTCATTTAATTTAACCGAGGTCTTATGAGTACCCTGAAAGTCGACACAATCAAACCTGTTACCAACGACACCGATTTGTCGTTGAAGGGCGATAGTAGCGGAAATGCCGTTGACTGTTTGAACATCGACAGTTCCGGAGATATCGATTTTTCCGGAAACACCGATGCAAAAATAAAATTACCGAGTGCCGGGGGGATTTACGAGTCTGACGGATCAACTGCCGTTTTGACTGAATCCGGTGGGGCAGTAACGATTGGGGCAACGGTTGTTTTCCCGGCAGGAGGAACTGGAAACGCTATTTCTGTTGCCGTCATAACGGATCAAAAAAGTGCTGGCACGGCAGGTGGAGCATCATCTGCGAATTGGAATACCAGAAATATAGGTACGGAATCAGATCCAGATTCCATTGTTTCGTTATCCAGTGATCGGTTCACTGTTACGGCTGGCACCTATAAAGTTTCTTGGTCTTGTCCTGCATACAAAGCGGACGATCACCGATCCGCACTGTACGACTATACAGGTACAAGTTATTTAGTGTATGGATCCTGTGAGTATACAGGCGATCTCAACTCTGCAAACAGAAGTTTTGGAACTGCGATAATTACACCGTCAGGATCAAACGCCTACGAGATTCGTCATCACTTTGCAACTGCAAAAACGACTAATGGATTGGGGGTTGCGGCCGATATGGGTTCAGTTGAAATTTATACGATTGTAATCGTGGAGAAACTAAAATGACGTATGCTAAAATTGAGTCTGGTGTTGTAACAAATATGTCTACGACTCCTGAAGACGGTTACGTAGAGGTCCCAGATAATATTTCACCAGGGATGATTCAAAATAAGGATAAATCATTTAGCAATCCTCCTAAAACTAACGAGGAAATATTAGATAATTTACGAGTCAAAAGAGATCAGTTATTAAGAGAAACAGATGTGTACGCTTTAAGTGATAGAAACTTATCTGACGAGATGAAGAAATACAGACACGATTTGCGTAATCTACCTGCATCAAATAGTGATCCATTAAAAATTGTTTTTCCAAAAAAACCTGAGTAATGGACACCGATCTCATCAAATCCCTCGCCGACCTCGGTGGCACGCTGGCGTCATTGGGCTTTGCCGGGTGGCTGATTGTGTATTTGCTGAAGCTCCAAGTTCATGAAAGAACAGAGTGGATGCAAAAAGATAGCGATAACGATAAAGCCTTGCAGGATTTGATCGGCAAGACAAATGAACGGTCCTCCAAGATGGAGGAAAGTGTGACCTTATTAACCGAAGTCCTGCGCCGTTTTGAACTGAAACTGGATAAAATATGATTGCCGCACTCGCGCCCGTCGTTGCCGGAGTCGCAAAGACGATGGCGCTTTCTTTTCTTTCTGAAAAACTACTTATTAAAGTGGTTTTTCTTCTCTTGGAGAAACTGGTGAAGTCGACCGAAAACGAGTTGGATGACAAGATCCTCGCCGAATATCTCAAGGCGATGGGCGGGAAACTCTAATGCGGTTCGCTTATATTACGCCGAACCTTCATCGCTTGCGCGGGGCTTTACATGGCTGACATGCTCACGCCGAACTTCAGCCGCGCTGAAATGCAATGCAAATGCGGATGCGGGCTTGATAATATGGACGAGAATTTTATGAAGATGTTGCAGTCCTTACGTGACAAACTAGGGCCGCTCTCCATAACGTCAGGGGCGCGCTGTGAAAAACACAATAAAGATTCAGGCGGTTACCCTAAAAGCGCCCATCTCCAATCGATGGGAGCAGATATACGCATCTACGGACCACGGGCGCTCGCCCTGGTCGATCACGCTAGGCGTGTAGGCTTTTCCGGCATCGGAATTAAACAGAAAGGCGAACACAAACACCGATTCATCCATCTCGATATCTTACCGCGTCAAGCGCTTTGGTCCTACTGAATACGCCTTTCCTCCAATCCTTTAGAATGATCGCAACCTGAGTGTGATAAATCAGCCCGCCAGTTGAAGATTTGAACCCTTCCTGGTTCAATATCTTTGCGCTTCCGTAAAGCGTCTTTCCTAACTTATATAATTCGATAACACGCAAAGCAAGTTCGGGGTTTGTTTCGCTTAAACGTGGACGCCCTTCAATACGGATTTCCCCTTTTCGGTCGCGTGCTTCGATCGGTTTTCCGTTTCGCATTCCGGTTTCATGCTGTATTTTACGCCCGCCGATCATACGTTTGACCATCGTGGACCGTTCAAGCTCGCTGAATACGCCTTGCATTTGAATCATGGCCTTACGCATCGGGTCGTCATAAATTGCTTTAGATATATTTTCACCAGTATTTGCCGAATACAAATCGATTTCCTTCGATGCGATATAGGTTGCAAGTTGCATTTGCAGTAAAAGCTCACGCGCCAGGCGTGTCATATCTTCAATAATGATGACCTTGCAGTCGTTTGCATCCGCGAAGGCGATCATTTCGGAGAATGCGGGACGCTTCTCCACGGTTCCCGAAATGCCTTCTTCGGTGAATATACGCAAACTTATACGGGGAGTGCGTACCTTTTCGTGTATATTCTCTGCAAAGGTTTTAATCGCCTTGATCTGGCGCTCGATCCCGGTTCCGTTTATCTGTTCACGAGATGAAACACGGACGTAACCTAAAATAATATTTCCCAAAATCTTTGATATTATTAAGGATATTATTAAAGACATTTTTTTTAA